GGATGTGGAAGCCGTATTTGGAAACCTCAAGAACAACAAGCACTTCAAGAGGTTCTATCTCCGTGGGCTGAAGAAAGTGGAAATTGAGTTTGGCCTGCTGGCCATAGCGCATAATCTTGCAAAAGTAGCCTCTTAGGAGGCTTCTGACGGGGGAAAACGGTTTAAAATGATGAAATTTGAAAGAGGAAACCTGGAAACTCCTTTTTTTTGAGGAAAATCCAAACGACTTCAATCTGATATGAAACGACAGAGGCCATCTCAATTCATTTTGAGACGGCCTCTAGCACGGGAAGAGAGACTCGAACTCTATGGAAAATTCTTTTTCTCTTCCTTTATTTGATAATCAAGCTGTTACATTTTCGAATTCAGTTATTTTTCTATATTATTTGTCCGGATTTTGTCCGACCATCATCGGAGTTAACCAACTGATTCATTTGCTCTAATAGCGCAATTCTTTTATCTTTCTCTTCAAGCAAACGTTCTAACAACGAAATTTTCTCTTTGTACTGCAGCTCATTATCTTCGTGAGCCAATGGGTAAGCCTTGAAAGGTTTCTCCCGATCAAAGAAGACATCCATCGATACCCCGAAAAAATCTGCAACTTTTTCTAGCCTTTTCACAGTCGGATTCCCGTTCACAATCTGGGCCAAAGAAGCGTTAGCTTCAGTACCCAAATATTTTAAAAGTTCCTTATTGGGTATATTTTTTTCTACCAATAACTGTCTAATTATATTGCCATTATACATTATTTCTTCATTAATACTTGAATTAATCTTTCTTTCTCAGCTAACAGTTCCTTGAGATGTTCTACCTCACGTTTCGATTCGTTCAGTAATATATCACTGCTAACATTATTCAGGTTACCGTTTATTGTAACATTATTTCCTATACTCTTCACAGTCTGAATTTCACGAACAAAGAATGTATCGATTGAGACCTCGAAGAAGTCAGCTATCTTTTCAAGAGTATTGCAGTTCGGTATGCTTGTCCCCTTAATGATATTATCCAAGGTAGATTTTGTTATACCTGCATAATTATATACATCTATCTTCTTAGCCCTTTTATTTTCTATTAAATCATTAATAATACGACCGTTAAACATCCTTTCTTCTATTTTTAATGAGTATAAATAAATATACCTATCATCAAATAATGGACAAAATATTATCCATATTAGATAATAAAGAATACCTTTGTGTTATAAAATTAATAATTAAATCAATAGCAAATAATATAATCATCTAAAAAGTAACAGAAATGGTAATATCTAACTATTATTTATCTCTATCGGGTAAAGTAAAAAGTAAGTTCATTCAGGATGTGATTGAATTGTGCGACATATCCTACCCCTCTTTCTTCTACAAGATGAGAAACAATTCCTGGACCAAACTTGAACGAGAAGCGATAGAGAAGTTTATTCAAAAAGAAAATGAAAAATCAAATTGAGTTCTACAACACGCCATCAGGATATGTGATGTGTGATGACGGGAACTATACGACCCGGCTATCAGAATCCAGCCGGGAAGTAGTGGATGAATTGCTGGATACTGTACGAGAATGTTATTCCGATGCGTACCGCGCACTTGAACAATGCTATTCCAAATCGCGAAAAAATTCCAGGTACCAGAAATTCAGAATAGTGAATCGCTTCATACGGTGTAATTGCGGAGAACTAGATACCCAAAAGATAGATTTCATCGACGGGAATATCAACATCGAGCAAGTACATTGTCCTCTGAGAGGTTCCGGTGACTGTCAGTATGAAAATGTGATATGCAATCCTAAACGTACATCAGTCCTTACCGTCAGACAGCTACAAATAGCAGCTGCACTGGCCGAAGGACTTTCCACACAGGAAATATCAGACAGATTATATATCTCAATCCATACGGTACACAATACCATACAGGCCATTAAGGTCAGGCTAAACCTCAAGAATACAAACCAGATAATCACCTGGTACAACAATATGAATAAGTAAAAAATTGATTTCAAAAAATTATGCAATACGTCACAAGACCCATGCTCAAGGCTTCAACGCTTCTTGACAAATTCATCGGATTTACATTTGAAGAAATGGATCTCGCCGGAGACATAATACTGAAGGCATTAGAAAAAGAGCTGGCTAAAACTAAGAAAAAGTATGATAAATATCTAGGCATACAAGAAATCGGAGAAGCCACTACCCGGCAGCAGACAATCCTATGTAGTGTTGAACAAAGATACAATGATTTGGATAATCTTGTACACGACCTTAAAGGACTGATAGATTTCAGCAAAAGAATAAGAGACCCCAATCGGTTGAAGAAACAAGACGAAGTTTAAAGAAAAGGAGGATTAATTATGACAAAAAAAGATTTTATAAAGAAATTCCCAGACGTTAAAGTACAAACATTTGAGACTAAGACTGTCTTAAGTAGAAGCGAGAAAGAGAAAATTATAGAGAAAGCTATGGCTTCATTGCAGATGGGATTGATATGTTATGAGTCTTCAGGTAAAGAAATTACATGTTATACTTCAGACAAGATGAAGGATGCTCTTGACAAAATGGTCAAGGGTTTTACCGTCATAGAACCGAATACGGGCGAAGAAGGTACTGTTCTGTCTGATAAGCCTTTTCTTAACTGTGGCGAGTATTGCATCAGGGTGGAGTTTCCTGGCGAAGATTTTATTTATAGCTGTGAATATTTTATTGATTGATATATGGCAGATAATATTTTTACAGACGAACAGTTATACCTAATCAGAGATATTATAGGTGATGTTTGTGCTAATCATGTTGAGCGGGGCGATAATGATTGTGCTGAAGAAGAATTAGAAATAATCAATGCCATTCAGCGCCATTTTGACGACCCCGAATATGTGAATACGGAACATTTTGTACAAGAAGATGGGAGCTCTTGGAGTGATATTCCTGATTATAAACTAGTAAATAATATAATAGCCATGAACAAAAAACATCGAAATTTAGCAACATACAAAGAGTTCGGCAAGATGCTGCGGGAAGTAGCCAGCATATATTCCCAAATGGGTGATACTCCATTGGAAGAAGAGGGTTGGGAGAGAGAGGATATATCTAATGCAATCTACTTCATAACAAACAAACATGATTTTCAGGACTTCATTCAACCGTGGAAAGATGCTTTTCTACGCAACCCAATTGACGTGACGGAAGCTAAGAAATGGGCTGCATACGTGAAAAATTGCCGGGAAAAAGGAATACCATGTAATTATCAAGAATACGAAAAGCAAAAAGGTTAACCTGATGGAACAAGGAGGGATGAGTATGGGAAACATGAAACTACACAGGATGGAAGAATGGGAATCCGTCTTCCACACAAAACAGATTGAGCATGTCTATTATACCTCCGACATGCTGGTGCGCAAAGTGACCGGCTACATCATTATCAGCCGCAAATCGCTAAGCAACGGAATCATCAAAAATGCCGAGCGACGAAAGCGGGTGCGATGGGACGGCTTCGGCCGGTGTTACAACATCAACAACAACACCCGTCTGCGTGATCACGACATACACTTCTAATCTATCTTTTATTTACCCGGCAAATACATGATATTTGCCGGTACCCAAAACACTCTAAAACATGATTTCTAACTCAGACATAGAAAAGATCCTCGACCGTGCGGATATTGTCGACGTGGTCGGACAGTTCGTCCAACTACAACGCGCTGGGGTACGGTATAAGGCTTGTTGCCCATTCCACCAAGAAGACACCCCTTCCTTCATGGTGGACCAGGCACGCGGTCTATGGTACTGCTTCGGAGCCTGCCACGAAGGCGGTAACGTCATTAAGTTTGTCGAGAAAATCAATAACATGAATTTTCCCGAAGCGTGCCACTGGCTGGCTGACAAATACGGTATCGAGATTGAGGATAAAAAAGAGCAGAAGAATCCGGAAGAGATAAAGGAGGCCCGGAAACGCGCGTCTATGTTTGCCATCAACGAGTTTGCTTCCCAGTTCTTTCTACATAATCTCAAAAAACCGGAAGCTGACGCGGCCCGGACAAAAATCAAACAGCGATGGGGCGAACAATACCCTCAGGAGCAGGGTATCGGATACGCACTCCCTTCCTGGTCTGCTTTTTCGGAAGCAGCCATCAAGGCTGGATACTCGGCCGAACTGATGGTGGAGTGCGGACTGATCCGGAAACGCAAGGACGGTGACGGATACTATGACTTCTATCGTGACCGCATCATGATACCCATCCGCGACCGGTTCCGGAACATCATCGGATGGACAGCCCGCGACATGAGCGAAGTGGACGGTACCCCCAAATACCTGAATTCCTGCCAAAGCGACATCTACGACAAGTCAGACAGCATATTTGGTATAGACAATGCCATCCGGCAAGCGGCCAAAGAAGAGAAGTTCTACTGTGTAGAGGGCGCACCCGACGTGATGCGCCTTCAGTCCATCGGAATCAACAACACCATCGCCTCACTGGGTGCCGCTTGGACAAAGAAACAGTTCTACCAGATTAAAAGATACGCTACTTCCCTCTGTTTCCTCCCGGACGCGGATGCTGTGAAACCCGGCGAACAGTACGGTACCGGGATAGCGGCTGTAATCAAGTCCGGCCAATTGGCAATGGAGTGCGGTTTCTCCGTATCTGTGAAGGAAATCCCATGTGGGGAAGGCAACACAAAGAATGATCCGGATTCTTACTGCACCAGTCGCACTAAGTTCAGAGACCTGGAAGAAGTGGACTACATTACCTGGTATGCCGGGTATGCGTTCAAGGCCGACGGTACCACCGAAGATAAGAGCGCAGCCGTCACCAAAATCGCCAAGATGGTGGCAATGGTAGGTGACGAAGTAAAAGAGCAGATGTACCTGGAGCAGCTGAAGAAAATCTACAATCATAAGAACCTATGGATTACGGCCATCAACCGGGAGAAAAAGAAAATCTCTGAATCCAAGGCCGACAAGACGCAGACAATCAACCGCGACCTGCTGGCCAAGTATGGTTTCTTTGAGTCCAACAACTGCTACTACTCCACTAATGAGGGCAAAGAGTTCCAATGGTCGAACTTCGTGATGTTGCCTATGTTCCATATCAAGGATTCCCTTAACCCCAAACGACTGTACCGCATCAAGAACCAGAACCGCCAAGAAGAAATCGTGGAAATGAAGCAGGAAGACTTGGTATCGTTGTCCAAGTTCAAGCAAAAGGTCGAAGGATTGGGTAACTACATCTGGCTAGCCACAGAAAAGGAAATGACCCGGCTTAAGATGTACCTGTACGAGCAGACGGAGACGGCGGTAGAAATTACCCAGCTGGGATGGAACCGCAAGGGATTCTATGCGTTTGGCAATGGGGTGTTTGACACCGAGTGGCATCCGGTTGATGAATACGGTATCGTCCGCCTGGGCGAAAAAGGGAACTATTACCTTCCTGCATCCAGCCTAATTTACCGTGACGACGACAAGCTGTTCCAGTTCGAGCGACGGTTTGTGCACCTGAACTACTCTTCCATCAGCCTGAAGGAATACTTCACCAAACTGGTAGGGGTATTCGGTGACAATGCCAAGGTAGGAATCTGTTTCCTGCTGGCTACATTGTTTCGTGACATTATCACCGGATACACCAAGAGCTTCCCCATCCTGAACCTGTTCGGTCCGAAAGGTTCCGGTAAATCAGAACTCGGTCACAGCCTGATGGCTCTGTTTATCATAGAGAACATTCCGCCAAACATCCAGAATGCGACCATCCCGGCACTGGCCGACCTGGTAGCGCAGTGCGCCAACGCCCTGGTACATATCGATGAATTCAAGAATAACATTGACATCGACAAACGGGAATATCTCAAGGGACTGTGGGACGGCGCCGGCCGGTCACGCATGAACATGGACCGGGACAAGAAAAGGGAGATAACCGCTGTCGATTCCGGAGTGATTCTTTCCGGCCAGGAGATGGCCACCGCCGACATCGCGCTGTTCAGCCGACTCATCTTCCTTACGTTTGCCAAATCAGAGTTCACAGAAGAGGAGAAACGCCGATACAACGAACTGGTAGAGATTCGCAAACGTGGCCTTACTCACCTGACACTTCAGATACTCCGCCACCGGGCACGAATGGAACAGCAGTTTGTCAGCAACTATCATACCTGCCTGTCCGATGTGCTGGAAGCGCTCGGCGCAGAAAAGGTAGAAGACCGTATCTTGCGAAATTGGATCATACCGTTGGCCGCGTTCCGAACCCTCGAAGGGGTACTGGAAATTCCATTTTCTTATCAGGATATTCGCAGGGTAACGCTTGATGGCATAATCCGTCAAAATGCAGAATGTAAGAGCAACAACGAACTGGCTAACTTCTGGAACGTGGTTTCCTACCTGCAACAGGATGGCGAAATCTTCATCGAGGGGGATTACCGCATCGAATATCTGAACAAGTTCAAAAGCAGCCTGATTAAGATAGAGCAGGTTTACCAGGAGCCGAAACCCATCCTAATGATGCGCAAGAACCGCATCTTCATGCTGTACAAAAAGTTTGGCAAGCAGGTAGGCGATTCTATCCTTCCTGAAGGTTCTCTAATGTATTACCTGGAGAACTCAAAAGAATACATGGGCAAAAAGAACTCGGTTCGCTTCAAGAACATCCAACACGGTGTCGAGGTGCAGAAGATGGAGACGACACCGACCGGCGGTGTATCCTACAAGAAAACATCCACCCCCGATGTGGCTCTGTGCTTTGATTACCGCATGATCCGGGAAACATATAATATTAACCTCGAAGTAGAGGTAGAAGGTAGAGAAACTACCGAAGAAGACATAGATTGAGTAAATGGTTTTAGAGTTGTAGAAGGCGTGGCGTCGTGAGGACGCTGCGCCTTTTTTTATGTGTCCGAGTCAGGATACTTCCTACTCGCACGAGGTAAAAAAGGTTTCTACACCTTCTACACTTTCTACAATGTTAATAATGAACGGTTTATACATTCTACAACTATTCTACAAACCTTCTACAAAATTCTACAAAATGCCGTTTTTGTTAAAACCTTCTACAAAAGACTTCATTTTCTACATGATTTCTACAATTGTAGAAAGTAAAGACTCTTTTAAATAATTGATTTTCAATACAATTATGAATCTGTAGAAATTGTAGAAGGTGTAGAAGGCAAAAAGTGTGTCATATTTCAGAAACTACTTTTCAAATTTAAAGGAATATAAATCACTAAAAAATAATATATATATTATCTTTGTAATAGATAATTCATTCATTATGAGCGAAATCGTTTTTTACATCAAACTGGAACCTTACCTGAAGCAATGGCTGCACAACAGCTTGGGCAATCCCGTTGTGTTTCCTCCACAAAGCAACGAGAACGCTGTCATCCGAAGATTCCTCCGGAAGCGCCCCCCGGAGGTTTCCCCTGAAATGGCTGCCGATGATCTGACAGCCATCGTCATTCCAGACAGTAAGGCCAAGCCCCCACAATATTACAACTACCTAGGCAAAAAAGCCAAGGCGGCTGTAAAGGAGACCATCGAAGACCTGTTCCGGGCAAATCTATGGAACGAAATGAGCGACCTGACTCGCCGGAACTGCGGCCTGAACAAGACCATTGCCGCCTGGTGTGAAATGCACGGTATCGATGACGACTACTCAGAGACTGTCCGACAGAAATTCTACCGCATGAGAACAAATTATAGTCGGAGAGGCATTTTTTTAGGTTCTTTAACCCGAAAACGCTCGGATGAGTAAGCTGTTTTTGTACAGACCCGCACAACATCGAACACACATAATCTAATCACGAAAATATGGTACATTTGATTCAAAACATAAAAAAGGTTGAATGCATCGAAGCCTATCACCTTCAGCACTCAGACATCATAGCCGACCGCGGTATCTGGCTAAATGTGTTCCAACAATTCAGTCCAATCTCTACCATCGGACTGAGTTCGGTCGAGATTTCAGACAAAATCGAGAACAAACAACGCATTTTCACCACAAAACTCACCATGTTCCGGTCAAAGAAGCTGTTACCTGGTGCCAAAAAGTTCTGCTTCAAGGTAACGACCGTCACCGGTTCCCAGTTCCTGATTGGCTGCGCCGACAAACCCTACCCCATCATCCAGAATGACGAAAATTTTCCTTCAGCAGACACCGGAAAATCCGGAGTCACAGTGACAGTGACCCTAACTTCCACCATTCCAATGCTGTCCATATTAGATTGAGGTCTTTTTATGCAATATATATAAGGTATAATATTGCGTAGACTAATTTTCGACAACATGGATTATAATATTAGTATTGATTCACACATCGGCCCGTGGGGATATTCAAAGAACTTCGTTCGCAGCCAGATGTCAGGTTTGAAAAACAAGCCTGTCAATGTGCGTGTCTCTTCACTGGGTGGCTCGGTGGATGATGCGCTCGACATCCGGCAACAGTTCATTGATCACGGTAACGTGACTTGCTACCTTTACGGATACGTGGCGAGTGCCGCCACCATCCTGGCTACCGGTGCCAAGAAAACCTGCATGTCTCAGTATGCGTTCTACCTTATTCATAAGGTATCCAACTGGGTGGATGCCTGGGGCAACTACAACGCCGACCAGATCCAGCAGCTTATCGACGACTTGAAGGCCAACAAGCTGGAGAACGACAAGATGGACTTGGTGCTGGCCAACCTCTACGCCAACAAGTGCAAGAAAAGAGTGGACGACATTCTTCCTATTTTAAAGGAAGGCCGCTGGCTTACCGCACAGGAAGCACTCAAATACGGATTCATCGATGAAATTGTAGAAGACGGTTCGAAGCTGAACTTCGACGATGCCATGAAAACCCGTTTCAACATGTTCCATCTTCCTGCATTGCCCGCCATGGAGGACAAGACAAATAGCCCAGAAGTAGAATCTGCTCCTAGTTGGTTCAACAACTTTGTGAATAAATTCTTCAAAGGACACCAGCCGGATACTCCACAGGCACAAAATAAACCACTTAATCATTCAACAACACAAATGAAAAAGGATTATCAGAAAGTCAATTCCATCTTGAAGATCGAGGGTGTGGAAGTTGACAAAGATGGTAAGGTAACACTTACCGAAGACCAGGTCAAGGCCCTCAATGACCGCATCGCCAATCTGGAGCAGGAATCTTCTGATAAAGACAGCCAGATTTCCGACTTGAAAAAACAGAATGAGAATCTGCAAAAATCGGATGGCGAAGACACCACCCACATTAATGGTGACGAAGGAGACGATGATGATCTCACAAAGCTCAACACAGCACAAGAAATGTTCAACAACGTAAAAGAATTGTTATAATATGGCAGATACAAAAGGTTACGTACAGATTACTGATGAACAGCTTGCCAAGTCGGCTGTCAAGTATAGAAAAGAATTGCTTATGATGCCTGTTCTTGCCATGGCTTCAACTTTGCAGCACATGTCTCAGAGACCTGGTGTTATAGGGACAGAGACTGTAGGTGAAATTAATGGTGACATTGAACTCGGGCCGTATGATGAAGGGCGTGTTGATGAAAATGGTGTATCCATTGATCCGCGTACATTAGAGACTTTCTTAGGTAGCGTAGTGAAAAAATTCTCTCCAAACTCTGTATGGCAAACGGTTTATGGCAACTTGATTTCTAAGGGGGAAGCTTTAAAGAATGTAGACATCACCCGTCAGGTTCTTGCTTTTCTTTCTGCTAAACTCGGTACTAATCTTAATGCTGTCTTATGGTCTGCTAAACGTAATGAGGGTGGAACAAAATCAAAAGACCTTTTTAATGGCTTTGATACCATCACAAAAACAGAAATGGACGCTTCCAAGATTTCTACAGACCTTAAAAACATGTTTACTATCGAGGCTATCAGCAAAGATAACGCTGTGGATGTTTTAAAGGAATTCTACCGTGCAGCCGACCCTTTGCTGAGAGAAACTCAAACTAAACTGTTTATTCCTCAGGGTGTTTATGATAACTATGTAGATGATTATCAGGCTACCGTTGGTCATGTTCCTTATAATACGTCATTTGAGAAGACGTTTCTTGAAAGTTCTAATAATAGATGTGAACTGGTTCCTCTGGCTAATAAAGCCGGTTCTGCTTTCATTCACCTTACTACAAAAAGTAATATGCTTGTTGGTTATGGTAATGGTGCTGATAAGGAAACGATTCTGGTAGAAAAGCATCATCCATTCAAACTTGACTTTGTTGCTACCATGTTTTTTGGTGCTGAATTTGAAACAATTTCTAAAGAGCGTCTGCTGGTGGGTACCATCGACGGTACAACTCCGGTTCTAGCTGGCATAGGAGGGTAAATTATGGCAGTAGATTGTACAAGCAAAGGGATGTACGAATCCCTGTCCTGGTGCCCAGGTCAGACCTCGCAGCCAGGTCTTAGAAACAAAGTTTATTTCATTCCAAAAAGCTGGATTACAAAATGGCCCCAATTACCGGACATTGATGGTGCAGAAAGCATGGCGTCTTTAGCGACATACGAGGGCGATTTCACACTGGCCGCAGACAAAAAATGGCAGAGCATTGCACTCCTGACTACGAAATCATCTATCACTGCAGATTCACAAGGTGAAAAGCCTTCACCTACCTTTTTAAATAAGGCAACTCTTTACCATTCTGGTACAGATGAGGAAGCCTCCGGGTTCTGCCGGCAGGCTAACGTCGATGAACTCATCTTCTTATGCCAGCAACGGAATGGTAAATTCCGGGTGATAGGTTCTGAAGCATACGATCCTTCGGTCACTATCTCACAGACATCAGGCGAAGGTGAAACAGGCACAGCTGGAACCACCCTCACGGCACAGTGTACGGACATTTGCCCGTCACCGTTCTACACAGGTAAAATCGAAACAGAAGATGGCGAGATTTCCGGTGCGGATGGCAGCGCCATCCTGCCGGGTGGATAATTAAACGGAGACTACAGTTATGTATATAGATGAACAGTTAACCAAAGACATGCAGGGCTGGCTCGATACGGAGCCAGCCAATCGCGACTTGATGAAAGGTGCGGAAATGGTGCTCAAGCTGAACCGGAACCGCATCCTTTATCAGAATATTTCCCACAACCCGAAGAAATTTGCGAGCAAGATTGAGTATGAGCTGAAGAAACACCTTGCCATCCGGTTGGACCGCAAAACGATTCAAGACGTGGTCAAGATGGACAAAGAGCTGGTTCCGGCCGTAGCTGAAACACTGGCCACCTTCCAGCCTGAAATCAGTTCTGACGACGACACACCGCAAGAAGCGACCATCGCAAAGGGTAAACGTTCGGATCATGACTCATTGCCAGCAGAAATCCGTCAATTGTGGGAAGACAACAAAGACATCTACTTCCGCTTGAAGCAGACTTTTGAAACGCTGAAAACTATGAAGGGTGCTCTTCCATGCGACAGGTACGAATATCTGAAACAATTGGAAGAGCTTGACACTAAATATCGGGACAACATGAACAAGTACGACCATTTCGACCCGAACGCTCAGGGTACCGGTGGGGACTCAGGAGAATCTCCTGAAGACCCCGCAGAAATGGCCAAAAAAGTCAGTGCGGCCCGCGGCTACTTGTCAGACAACAAGAAAAAGCTGGCAGAGCTGAAGGAATCCGGAGACCAGGATAAATACGAGAAGCTGTTGGCCAAAGTGCAGCAGCGATATGACTTCCTTATCTCCACCGGGAACAACGTAGGTGAAGACCAGGTAAATGCCTTACGTGAATTAGGGTTGAAAGCATGAAACATGTTACTCGATTGCTGAAGCCGTTATCCGATGTGCCTTTACAGGCGTACCTGGATAACCGGCTTCAGCTTTTTGATGTCCTCGAGTTCATCCTGTCACAGACCGGCCCGGCTAAAGTCTACGTGTCCACGTTCTCTACCTCCGAAGAGTTCTTGCGCAGACTGTTCTCCCTCCGAAAACGGCAGCTGATTCTTCACTCTGTCCTGATGGCCGACCTGAAGGCTGCCAAGAAGACCGTAAATCTGTACACCTTTATGTCTTCCGTGTTCGATGAAGTGTATCTCACGGAGAATCATTCCAAGGTGCTGCTTATCGAAAATGACCGCTGGATGGTCACAGTCGTTACCAGCCAGAACCAGACAAGAGGGAACCGGACCGAATGTGCGATGATCACGACGCAGCCCGACATCTTTCTTACCTTACGAGACCAGTTTTCAGAGATTATTAATACCCGCAGCATACACCTGAATGGAATTCACTTCAACACAGATTGACAGAATCAAGGAACTTGCCACGATGCTCACTCCGGTATCGGATATTGCAGTCTTGATGGACGTAGACGAACGCTGTCTGCGAGAGATCATTTCCGACAAATCCCATCCGGCCAGCATAGCCTACCACAAAGGGAAAGCCGAGCGGGCATTACAAATCCGACAAAATGAGCTGGAGCTGGCTGAAGCCGGAAGCCCGCTGGCGGTGCAGCTTGTCGGCTCCTACATCCGTGACATGGATTCCGACGAAGATTTATAATTATGCCATTACCCGCCACAATTGATATTGCCAAAGAAAACCTTTTCGCCTCGGTCGACGAGATGCGAGAGCGTAACATTCCCGAAGTCATCCAGCAGCGTCTGCTCCGACTTCGGGACATATATAATTACTGGCTTCAGTACCCGCGCATACGAGAACAGGAAATCGTACTGGAGCTTCAGAAGCGATACCAGATACAGAAGTCAGCCGCCTACGAAGACATCCGTATCATCAAATACTTGCTGGGTGATTTGAACAAGGCTACCAAAGACTACCATCGCTACCGATTCATACAGCGCAACGAAGAAAGTTACGAGATGGCCAGGCGCATGAAGGACGCCCGGGCGATGGCCGCCTGTGACAACTACTACGCCAAGTACATGCAGCTCGACAAGGAGGATGCCAAGGATTTAGGCTACGACAAGATTGTCGTGCAACCCTTCCAGCCGGACAGCGACCCGACGATTATCGGAATTAAACCGATACCGAACATCCGGCAGCGCATTGCGGATAAGATAAAGCAGTACATGAATGAGGATGTCCAGGACATCCAGTTTGAGGATGCCGACTTCAACGAAGACGACATTTTCAACCCTAAAAAATCACAGGAGGCACCCGAACCATGAGAGAATACTTCCATGACACCCAGCAGCAGGTCCTATTCACCCCGGCAAAAGACATAGTGCTTTGTGCCGGACGTGGTTGGGGGAAAGGTCCGATTCATGCCGCCATCAATCTGCGCAACATGCAGCGCATGCCAGGAAGCATCACAGGCTTTGTGGCGGCCAACTGCAAACGTGCCCTCACCAATACCATCCCGTCCATGCTGATCCACTGGCAACGCTGGGGCTTCAAGCGCGACGTACATTGGACCATCGGCAAGAAACCGCCGAAGTCCTGGGGATGGGGTGAACCCATCTTCCAGCCAGACAACTGGGAGAATGTCATTTCCTTCTACAACGGCTCAATAGGTTATATCATCAGCCAGGACCGTTCCGGTACCTCCAACTCATTCTCATTTGATTACCTCGACATCGACGAAGCTAAGTACATCGACTTCGAACAGCTGAAGGACGAAACTCTTCCGGCAAACCGTGGTAACAAGCAGTATTTCGGGCATCACTACTTCCACCATGGCATGCTGATTACCTCCGATATGCCGGTGACGAAAAAAGGTTCCTGGTTCTTGGACTACGAAAAGAAATGCGATCCGGAACTGATTGAGGTCATCCAGGCGACAGTACATGAGATTTGGCGGACGAAGAAGCGCATCCGAGACCTTCAGGCTAAATCTGAACCGGTTCCTTTGTACCTGAAGGACTATCTACGCACCCTGAACCGTGACGTGTGCCGGATGGGTTCTGTGGCAGTTCTGTACCGAGAGTTCTCCACGATCGAGAACATGCAGCTGCTGGGAGAAGCGTTCATTAATCAGATGAAGCGTGACCTTCCCCCACTCACCTTCCAGACGGCCATTCTCTGCCGACGTATCGGTATCAGTCGAGACGGCTTCTACTCCAGCATGACAGAGGCACACAAGTACAATGCGACTGACTTCAGCTACCTGGACAGCCTGGAATATCAGTTCGACAAAATCAAGGAGCCTTCCTGCCTGATGGATGCAGACCTCGATAGGGATAAGCCCATCTGCATCGCCTTTGACTTTAATGCCAACATCAACTGGCTGGTAGCCGGTCAGCCGGACCGGAACCGGCTGAAGGTGATTAAATCTTTCTGGGTAAAATACGAACGTAAGCTCGAGGCCCTGGTGGATGACTTCTGCAAGTATTACCGGCACCAGCGACGCAAGGAAGTGATATTCTATTACGACAGTACGGCCTTAGGCTCAAACTATGCGGTCAATGACGAAGACTTTCATTACGTTGTCGAGCGTGCTTTCAAGGATAGAGGCTGGGAAGTACGTAATGTATATATTGGAAGTCCTATGAAGCATATTGAGAAGTGGTTACTCATCAACCGCATGTTTGCTGGTAGAGCCAGATTGTCTCCTTTCTTTAATGAACAGAACAACGAAGACCTGCTTATCTCCGTGCAGACTGCAGGCGTGTACAATGGGGGCAAAGACAAGCGAGGTGAGAAGCTGGCAGAAACAGAAGAAGACCAGCTTCAGGCGAGAACGGACGGTTCGGATGCGTTCGATACTCTGTGTATCGGCTGTGAGCGTTTCCCCCAGATGACATTCGACATGTTTGTGACATCCTCTATGTAGTTTTCAATAAGCTAATTAGTTTCTATTCTTAAAGTAAACCCTGATAAGCATATAAATTGTTGTCAGGGTTATTTTTATATTTTTCCACCCTTCACTGTTAATAATATTAACATATTCCGCATATTTTAACGTTAAATAATTTAAGATTTCGTTGTGCGGTGGGGCCAACCCTTCATAGACCTCAATACAGATTGCATTTATTAATTTATGTAAATATTTGATTCTGTGCACATTATAAATTTGAGGAGCGGAAATACCAAAAAACTCTATCTGTTTATCCTTATTTCTGGATGCTAATCTATTGGCTCACAATCTGCTGGCGCCCGGAAAATTCAGAGAATTTCCCGGGTAGCAAGGTAGAAAGACACTCGGTAGTCTTTCTTGGCTGGAGATAGCGTTCACGCAGCGACCCACCCGCCCCATTGCTTTCCCTACTGGCGGTATAGCCTATGGCTATGGATTGTTTGACTGCTCTTCTGTTCTTCTCTTCGGAATTTATATCGGTGTCACCTCTCACTGCCGGTTACGCCTTTTCTTCACAGCAAAGGTAAATGTTGCCTACCGTATGCCAAGTTCAGGCGCTGTTCACTGTAAAAATCTCCACCCCTTCAGGGTAGTATTCAAGGCAAGGCTTTACGGTGAAAACTTGTCTTTCACGGCTGGCAACACCTTTTGAAGCAGTGTAAAAAGGCGAAACAAACCGACAGCGAAAGGCGACGGAATAAAAAAAACCTCAGAGAAGGAAGAGCAGAAGAAAAGGCTCACTACCTCGGCTCGAGGTTCAAGAATAAAACTCTAAAACCACTGATATGAAAACCTTTACAGAATCCATGTTAAACCAATGCAGAAAGTACATGTTCAGCTTTTTTGACTACCTGCCTACAAAGTATAAAGCCAGTGCAAGGGATTGGCAAGTGAGAAAATTTGTGTGGTCGTTCAAAGACGGTAAATGTGCCGTTTCGGCTGCCCAGCTTGTTGCAAAGAAAATCCGTGAGCAGTTTGGGGCGGCAGCGAGTGACATGGTTTTTGTTTGTATCCCAGCCAGCAGCCAGCAGAAAAATGAAATCAGATACAAAGAGTTTTCCGAAGAAGTGGCGCGGCTTTCTGGAGTCCAGAACGGATACGAACATATCACGGTAGAGGGCGAACGAATAGCAATCCATGAAAGTAAATCAGGAAAGCACGTCAATAATGTGGAAGTAATCAACTTTGACAAAGACTATTTCAAAGGGAAAAAGGTACTTGTATTTGATGACGTGATAACCCGAGGTTTCTCTTATGCCCGATTTGCCTGCCATTTGGAAATGCTGGGGGCTTCGGTTTTGGGAGGTATGTTTTTAGCGAAAACTTTATTTGTCTAACAATCTAATAAAACAACATTATGAAAGATTTATTCGAAATTTGTGGCGAGTGCCGCCACCTGAGTGACGCAGAAGTAGTGTATCAGCTCACCAACAACAAGGAAACAAGCAATCAAGTGAACGCCATGTTAGCGAACGGCGGAAATGTGTCGATAGAAGACATCTGCAACCTGCTGACACCAGCACGCAGGGAGATGGCGTTGGCTGTCATTGAATTATACAAGCGTATCAAGGAACGGAAGAACAACAGCAAGACGATACGCGCCAGTACAGACGTGTATGAAGTAATGCACCCCTACATGGCAGACCTGAAGGTCGAGGAATGTTGGGCAATCTACTTGAATCAGGCGGCCCGAATCATCCGAAAACAGCGTATATCAGTCGGAGGACTTGCCAGCACACAGGTAGATGTAAGAGTAATTTTGCGGGAAGCCCTCACCTGCAATGCCACATCCATGATACTCTGTCACAATCACCCATCTGGCAATACGCGACCAAGCCAAGATGATGACCGCCTGACTCATTCCCTGCTAGAAGCTGGCAGGACTATGAATATAAGACTGCTTGACCACGTGATAGTGGCGGATGGAAGTCATTACAGCTACGGGGACGAAGGACGCTTGTAGGGGCTGAAAATGGCCGAAGCAGCGTTTAGGGAGGTGGGTAGCGTCACGGCCGCCCGCCGCCCGATTTTGCTTGCACACAATCAAAATCGGGCGGCGGGAAATAAGGTATTTCGATTTTTCTACGCCTAAAAGCGGCGATAATAGTAACTATTTTACTATTATTTTATCGTTTTCATTTGTAGATAATAGTAAAATTACTATCTTTGCACTGTTGAATTAAAACAGTGATCTATGAAGACAGTGAAAGTTTCAGCAATTCTCCAGAAATTGCAGGATGATGGATGGTATCTATCGAATCAAGAAGGCAGCCATCGTCAGTTCAAACATCCTGTCAAGAAAGGAAAAGTAACCGTCAACGGTCATACTTCAGACGATGTTTGGGGATTTTTGCTAAAGAGTATTGAAAAGCAATCAGGGTTAAAATTTTAACCCTGAGCGCTTGCTCTAATAGATTTTTAATTCAACATAGGCGGTCCTAATAAGACCGCTTTATTTGAAAACTTAATACAATATTATATGGATAAAGTTGTTATTGAAACCGCACGTACTGAAAACGGATATAGTGGTGCATGTGAATTACTCCCTGGGTGGATTGTAGCTACTACTGGTGATTTTGACAACTTTAAAAAAGAGGTTGTCGACAGCATCCGCTTTTATGTAGATTGCGCCAAAAAGGACGGAGATGAATATCCTGCGGTCTTTGATGGAGAATATGAACTTGTGTACAAATTTGACGTGCAAAGCCTATTACTTTATTATCAGGGTATTTTCTCTTTTTCTGCTCTACAAACTATTACTGGAATAAACCAAAAGCAGCTTGCACATTATGCAGCAGGCAGAAGCAAGCCACGCCCTCAACAGGCTGAAAAAATAGCCAGAGGGTTACATAATCTAGCAAAAGATTTAATGTCGGTCACTGTTTAATTCAACACTTTGCTTTGACTGAGAGATAAAAGGAGCCTCTTAGTAGGCTCCTTTTTTATTGGATTTTTTGCCCTCCTCTAAACATTTTATTACATTTGGACTATTATTTTTATAACAAATTTAATAGGCCAAATGAAAACACAAGATTTCGTCGCAATAGACTTTGAAACCATGACACCGGAGCTGACCAGTGCATGCGCCATAGGGCTTGTAAGAGTCCACAACGGAGTTATCAGCCAGAAGTTCTATTCACTTATCAAACCGATAGCTGACTCCAGAACCGAACGCAATACCCATGTACACGGGCTGACGAATGAGATGGTAGCCGACGCCCCCACCTTCTCCGAACTGTTCCCTTTACTAAAATCCTTCATCGAAGATCTTCCGATTGTATGCCATAATAGCTCCACAGACATCAATGTTTTCAAAGTCTGCATGGAATACTATGGCCTAACCGGAATTGACCTGAGTCACTACGTCGACACACTGGAACTGTACGGCAAAGGCCTGAAAGCATGCTGTGAAGAAAACGGAATCCTACTTGTCAATCACCACGACGCGCTGGCCGATGCGGAAGCCTGTGCAAAGCTCTACCTTTGCTACCAGGGACACCTGGCGAAAGACCTTGCACATTACGACCTAAAGGAAGTGATAGCAAATAAAGAGGCTCGCAAGTACGAACATGACACCCTGATGCCATTGTCCGAGGAAGACATAGAAAACAAGGATACGATTTTCTTCCAAAAGAAAGTGGTAATTACAGGTGTCTTTTGCTCCTACCCTGACCGCGATGAGCTCGGTTCTATTCTGAAATCATTCGGTGCAGACATAAATACGACAATATCAGGCAAAACAAACATTGTCATCGTCGGAGAAGGTGCCGGCCCATCCAAACTCAAAAAGATTGAAGAGCTCAATGCCAAAGGAAAGAACATCCGGCTCATTTACGAGAAAGAATTATGCGAAATTATGAACGAAATAACTAAACACTAAGATATTACCTATGGATTTACTTTTTATCTATATATCAGCATGTTTACTTGCTATTATCTTTTACTTAGGATATAAGCTATCATCTTTAAAAAGCAATATTAAAGAATTAGATAAAGAAAAGCAGCAGTTAAGTTCTACTCTAAATGATTTACATCAAACAAATGTTCAATTAACAGACACCAATGAGCAATTAGCAGAACGAAACCAAAAATTAGAAGTATATTCTTCTGCTTTAGATGCAGACAAAGAAGCTGCAGAAAGGTTAGAAAAAGCAAAAGCTGAAGCTTCAGACATTGTTTCTTCTGCTCAAGAAAGAGCTGACAATATGATAAACTCAGCCCAACAGAAAACATCTGGTATGATTACAGAGGCTGAAGAGAATGCCAAAAGCATTATTCAGCAAGCAAATCTTGATTTAGAATCAGCAAAAAATGAGACATCAGAAATCCGAAAATCTAACCGGGAACTGATACAAAAGAGTAAAGAGGAGGCCGAACGTATAAAGTCAGATGCGACCAGACAAGCTACATTAATGCTGGAACAAGCAGAAGAAAAAGCTAAAACAATCGCAGGAGATGCTTATGAGATTGCCCAAAAGGCCCAACACTACGAAAATGTAGCAAAGGCTATGAAAAATGTGATTGAAGGATATGGTGATGAATATCTTAAACCAACCTTTTCTTTATTAGACGATTTAGCAGAAGAATTTGGATATGATGAAGCAGGACAAAGGCTAAAAGATGCAAGAGAAAAAACAAAAATGCTCATAAAGAGTGGCAATGCTTCAAAATGTGATTATGTAGAAACAAATAGAAGAACCACTGCTGAAAATTTCGTTCTTGACGCGTTTAACGGTAAAGTGGATTCTATTTTATCTATGATAAAAAAAGACAACCACGGTATTTTGGAACAGAAAATCCGTGATGCTTATTCTTTAGTGAATAATTTAGGAATGGCATTTAGAAATGCTCACATTACTGAAGTTTATCTCGAGGCACGATTAGATGAATTAAAATGGGGAGCTATCGTCTATGAACTAAAACTTCAAGAGCGAGAAGAGCAACGGAGAATTAAAGAACAGATTAGAGAAGAAGAGAAAGCACGTCGCGAATATGAACGTGCAATGAAAGAAGCAGCTAAAGAGGAAGATACTATTCGCCGTGCCATGGAAAAAGCTCAACAGGCAATCGAAAAGGCCAGTGCAGAGCAAAAAGCTAAGTATGAAGCTCAGTTGGCCGATTTACAAGTCAAACTGCAAGAAGCAGAAGCAAAGAACCAAAGGGCTTTATCTATGGCTCAGCAAACGAAGTCCGGACATGTTTATATAATATCTAATATCGGTTCATTTGGTGAGAATGTATTTAAAATCGGTATGACAAGAAGACTGGAGCCATTAGACCGCGTCAGAGAACTGGGTGATGCCAGCGTTCCATTCCCGTTTGATGTTCATGCAATGATTTATTCTGAGGATGCTCCTGGACTAGAAACAGCTCTACATAAATATTTTGTACAAAATCAGGTGAATAAGGTTAACCCTAGAAAAGAATTTTTCAGAATACCTATTTCTGCAATTAAAGAAGAAGTAGAAAAAAGAGGATTAGAAGTCAAATGGACTATGGCTGCAGCTGCGTTAGAATATAAAGAAACATTGGCAATTGAAAAATCTATGCTTTCAGACAAAGAAGCAAAAGAAAAATGGTTACAGCAACAAAATTCCATGGAAGCTGTCATTGACAATGATGATGAGACTGAAAACTAAAACAATTTATCTATGAAGAATTTATTATTAATATTATTGGCTACTTTCATGTCCTTCAATACAATGGTAGCTCAAGAAAAAGGTTATAAAATAGGATTTTTCGGTGCTTATAACCAATATCCTATTATTGAATCAAATCAGCAAACGTCCGATGGTATAAAGATAGTGACAGGTTCCAGATTTATTTCAACAACAAAAAACTCCTCTTATACAACAAAAAGTGAATTGTATTTTGAACTCGGATTATCCGTTTCCCAAATAGGCAATGAACCTTTAGAATACACACTTGACGTAATGGCTGTAACAACAGACCTAAATAGTCTTTACGTGTTTAAAGACTCTCCTATGCTCATTAAATTATATGATGATGAAGTTATTAAACTATTTTGCAAAGAGAAAGCGGAAGATAACATAGGTGAGGTAGTTTCTTTAACCTACAATATACACAGATATACAATCATTGCTCAATATAAAATCAGCAAAGAAGATATTGAGAAATTAAAAAAAGGAATTAAGAAAATCAGACTTGAGGTCAATGCAGAAAAAAGAGACTATGAATATAAACGATACAAGAAAGATGAAGTAGGAGCTTTCTTGTTTGAGGAATACAACTTGATAACAAAAGCTCTTTCTGAACAAACATCATTTGAGGAAGGTTTCTAACTTTACCAGTACTCCTTAGCCAGTACTGCAGTATTTCCCTGAAAGTACTATAGTACTTCCGTAGCAGTACTGGAGTACTCCCTATGAAGTACTGAGAACATAACCCAGAGGCCCTATAAAAAGCGGAAACACTAAAAAGTTTCCGCTTTTTCTTTTGCCATTCCAAAACAAAAACATACATTTGCAATGTCCTACATTTTGAGAAAGGCGAGATGGCTCGCCAAATAACTTTGCTGCGGGCATTTTTTATGCCCTTAGCTTTGGCTATATAAACTTTTGGTTCCGACCCCCGTGTGGAGCGTTAATGCGCCCACTGCCTTTCTCAAGGTGTAGGACAACGGGAAAGCGGAACCTTTTTTGTTTCCTTTCCCGTAATTAACCAACATATTGTTTCATTTTAAATGTCCTACAAAAATGAAAAATCAAATTGCCCTGCCTGCAAACCAGGCAAAACAAAGCCGTATATCGTTATGGCTTAACCGTGAAAATGTATTGTTCTCCTCCATCATGGAAGAGAAAGTTTCCAACCGCCAAGCTGTGCTTATTTCTCAGGCACTGGCTTCCTTCAGTATCCTAACTGGCTCCGTATTCACCCATTGGCTGGCCGCCATTGCCTGCCTCTGCTGGTTTGCCTGTTCCATCTTACTTTGCAAGAAAGGAGGTTTGCGATGACCGACTCTTCACAGCAACCTATATTCCGTGTCGATAAATACCAGGCATACGAAGAGGAAACGGTACTGTTCGAACAATACAGCATCCTCATGTATGGGAGTGAAAAACTATGCTGCACCCGCCCCGAAATGGAGCAACTAAGCAAACTTATCCAACGCGCTTTAAATGACAGAAAGGAGGCAGATCATGGCAACCGATAAAATCAAATTCGACAAATATATCCTTATCCGGTATTTCCAGGAATATCTCCCGGTGGAACAGGAAAGCGAGAATGTGATATACAAAACATCCCAGCAGATTCAGGACGAACTGTCTGAAATGGCCGATATCAGCATCAACCAGATTGCGGCCACGATGGTGGAACTGAAATACAAGCTCACCATCGGGCCCGATGGCCGGCCGGCATGGATGATGCTGCGCAGATAGACTGCGAGTTTTTAGATGATTACATTTTTTCTACATTGATAGAGTGAAGGCGTGGCGCCGTGAGGGCGCTGCGCCTTTTGTCTTTTTACCACTTTCCGAAGCCGGGTATCTTTGAGAAAAACAAAGAATCATGGTTTCTGTCACTCAAAATATACCGGAATTTGCGCTTTCTTCTCAACTTAATGAAATCGTAATCAATGCAGATGAAGAGGTTACATTCATTTTGAAGAAAAATGATTCTGTAATTTTGCAAGAATCATATACACCAGACTCCCAAAATATCATCCGGATATTGGATCTGTTCTCTCTGCTCGAATCTTATTTAATCAATGAGCCGCTCACAAATTTCACATACGAAATGATAGCGGATAGTCTGTGGGATAATTCCACAAATTTCACGGTACTGTTATGCCGCCCCATCATCCCCTGCAGTGCAGAGGATTTTGTAGCGGACTACTATCTGACGACCTTGGCCGGACGTGACAAAATCACCTCCTTTGGCCGCACGGAGACGCTGTACCTAACGACCGGGAAACTATCCTCCGGCGGTACGACCATCCCAGTGACGGCAGAATGTATCTTCGTCAACGACCAGAACCAACTGCAAAAGTCCACCCGTTCCTTGGGCAACGTAGCCGACTATGGCATCCGTTCCATTGATGTATCCCCTTCCCAATTCACACAGTCCGGCTACAAACTGCTGCGGTACACCATCCTGGCCGGTGCCCGGAAGCAGACCTTCCGCGTGGACCAGGACGAACCGGAATCTATCGGTCTAAAGTTCCGGAACTCGTTTGGTGTTATCGAGACATTCTACTTTGTAGGCGGTGACACAGTTGAACCGGAACTGACCCGAAGTGCAGCTTACTTCGCCGGACAATACAAGACCTATCATGTTGACGAGCAGCGCAAGCACACACTCAATACTGGCTACATTCCTGAATCCATGTTCGCCCTGGCCGACGATGTGGCAAGGGCGACCGATGTCTGGCTGATGGATGAATCCGGCGACATCCCGATAACCATCACCGAAAGCAATACCAGCCGGAGCGATGAAGATGATGGTCTGTTTGCTTTCACTGTCTCTTACATCTTCGCATCCCGGTGCCAGCAGCGGCTCCGTCTGCTTCCGGACATCTTCGACGACTCATTCGATGACACATATAACTAAAGCCTATGAACGTAATACATATCAAAGACGCATTGAGGTTGCTCGAGTCCGGGCAGCCCTGCAACCTGAAGCTGTGGAAGCTCAGCACAGGCGACATTCTGGAATACCGAGGCGCGGTGTGCGTTGGCTCCCACTGGCGCCAGGGACTTCACCGGGTCCGCCTTCCGGCATCCGGCCTAATCCGTTCTTTCCGTGACATATCCCTTTTCGAAATTAACAACATGACAATTTATCTCTAATATGGAACCCACAATCTCACAATACGACGACAATTTTATGCCTGGTGAAATATTCGACATCGAGGTATCCAACGTAGCCACCGAAATGGCTTCCGTGGAAGACAGCAGCCAGGTATTCGACGAAGACGCGAACATCCAAACAACACCGGTGCCGAACCGGCAAGGCATGGCGTATGTCAATTTTGGCGAAGACAACCAGCTGCCGTTCAAAATCATCAAGATGATAGGTCAGGACGAAGTCATGAGCCAGAACAAACTATTCAACGTCATCACCTGTTACGGAGCCGGGCTGAAGTATATGGACGTAGACACCAAGCAACCCACCACCCATCCGGAGATTAAGAGCTGGTTGGTCCGAAACAGTCTGCCACTATTCCAGCTCGAGCAGGCCACGGATATGAAGTATTTCTTTTTCTGCGTGTCGGTCATCATTCTTTCCAAGGACGGCAAAAAGATTAATCGTTTGATTCACAAAGAAGCCTGTTACTGCCGGTTCGAAAAAGCAAGATACGGCAAAATCAACCACGTGATTTATGCCAATTTCCGCGACAACGCCTCACTCGGTCCAGATGACTACGAAGTCATCCGACTGCTTGATCCGCGCGACCCGCTGGGCGACCTGATGGTGCTCATGGGGCGCGAGCCGGGGCGTGACGGACAAACGAGAGTCCGAACGAAAGACAAGAAATTCGCCATCCTGGTGCGATTCCCGACGCCCGGATTTCAGTATTACCCCATCCCCTATTACACCAGCATTTTCCGGGGCGACTGGTACGACATCAAGCGACTGATCGGGAAAGGAAAGAAAGCAAAGCTGCGCAACCATGCCAGCGTGAAATACCAGGTCGAAGTACACAAGGACTATTGGAGTAATATCTGTTCGGGAGAGCACATTACCGACCCGCTGAAGAAGATGGAACGTATCAAAAAGGAGAAGGAAAATATCAAGAAGTTTGTTTCCGGAATCGAAAACAGCGGCAAGGTTTGGATAACCGGATACTACATCGACCCGAATGGCCGTGAGGTCCGCATGGTGCGTATCAACGTCATCGAGACCGGAAAGGAGGGTGGCGACTGGAGCGAAGACATTCAGGAGGCCAGCAACATCACTTGTTACGGCGACAATATCCACCCCAACCTGGTGGGGGCCACGCCCGGCAAAGGACAGAGTAACAACTCCGGTTCCGACAAACGAGAGCTGTTCACACTCAAACAGGCACTGGAGATTCCCTTCCACGACCTGATGAATATCCCGCACAATATCGTCATCGAGTATAACGGATGGGGAGAAAAGGTGTATCCGGACATCCCCATGGTACTTCTTACCACCCTTGACCAGAACACGGACGCAAAGCAGAAGACTGCTTCCGACCTTGAAAGTAAATCCTAAAACGAATCAATATGGCTATCACATTTTCACAAAATGTTTTCGAAAGAATATGCACCTCTGCCACCAATTCTACGGCAGAGGTCTACGACATGATCGCCCCTCACCTCGACGATACCCTACAAAGCATTAACCGGGTGCTGCTGGGCGACATGGCCGAAAAACTGGATACTGTTCCCGGCCTCGAGGCGGCCGTCGTAAAACTGGTTTGTCTGCGTACCTATCAAGAACAGATACCGCAGCTCGACCTGGTACTGACTCCCACTGGCTTCGGCATAGTTTCTAACCAGAATCTAGCCCCAGCTTCTACAGACAGAGTGAAGAACCTGCTGCAGCAAGTCACCAACTCCGCCGAGGATGCATACGACCGATGCCTGGAATTGCTGGTCGGGACTGACTGGGCGAATACGGCACAGGCCCGTATCAACATCCCGAACCTGATTTACACCGCACGGCAGCTGAAGATGTACGTCGAATTCCCGTCCGCAGACGTTCATCGTTCCAAGCTGGTAGAATGTCGTTCCCGCATGTATCAGGCAGAAGAAAAACTCCGGCAGCACGTGTCGGCTGAGTTCTTCGACCATATCCTTGAACAGACCCGGCACAATGCGTACACAAAAGAAGAAACCGCTATGGCCGACTACATGTGCAAGTTTATCGGATTCTGCATTGCAAAGGATTGGCCGGCGGCAAAGGCCATGCTGGATCGCATCGAGAACTACGCGGAAGCCAAGGCAGAAACCTTCACTGCCTACAAGGACTCCGAGGCGTACAAAGTCAAACATTTTGAGACCTACAAAAATGAAAAAGACGATTCCACATACTTTTGGGGGTAGAATCCTCGATTTCCGTTTCCCCACTTCGTGGCAACAGCTCAACCAGGAACAGTTGCGATATGTGTTCCTGGTCATCACCCTGTTTCCTCCAGCCAAGGCAAAAACCTACGTCTTCATGCGCTTTACCGGAATCCGTGTCCGGAAGCGAGTAAAAGTGGGATGGCTGTGCACGTTCCGACTGAACTGGCACAAGAAACTGAGGTTCATCCTTCAGGACTGGCAGGTGCGCAGCTTTCTCCGGCAGATTGATTTTATTTCCGAGCCCAACGCCTACCCCGTCCGTCTGGACAAGATAGGCGGCCGATACGCCATCGATGCGATGCTGCACGGACTGAGCTTCGAAGATTACCTTTGTTGCGAGAACCACTACCAGGGCTACCTGTATTCGCAGGATATTTCCCAACTCAAATCCCTGTATGGTTTCTTGTACAAGAAGAATCCTGGTGCCAGAGGCTCACTGAAGGCTGCCTTTTCCCGTATCAAGGAATACGAACTGGTATCCGTATTCCTTTGGTGGGGCAGCGTCAAACTGTATTTCATGTCCCTATTCCCCCATTTCTTCCAGCCATTCCATCGACCGGCCGACGTTGATCAGCCGGAGCTGCCCGACCTGATGGGCGCGATGAACGCCCAAATCCGGGCACTGACCGGCGGCGACGTGACGAAAGAAAAGGAAGTCCTGCAGATGGACTGCTGGCGGGCCCTGACTGAACTGGACGCAAAAGCACACGATATTCAAATCTTAAAATCAAGACAAAATGGACACAAATAAATTCTTTGACGGCCACGCTTACTTTAAAGAGCTGACCGAAAAGAACAAGCTGGCTACATCCAACTCGTTCTATCCGTGTTCCTGCAGCGGCATCAATTCCCTTCAGGATGTGCTCGACAATTTCCGGAAACATTCCGCTTTCGTCTGCGTCGATGACACCAACGACGCTGCCGTCGAACAAATCGGGGGTGGCTGGTTCAAGAAGCGCACCTTCACGGTATTTCTCCTGATCCGGTACAAATACGATGACATGACCGACCGGGCTGCAAAGCTGGACATCTGCCGGCAGCTCTTCCGACAGTTCCATTCCCGCATGATCCGCGACAAATACATCTACGAAGACCTGGATTTATCCTTTCTAAATGTTTCCAAAATCTACGCCCGTGAACTGGGGGAGTATTTCATTTCCGGATGCACCGGACTGTACTTCATGGTAGAGCTGACGGAACCAACTGATTTATGTTATAAGGAGGACGAGTGGGATGGCTAGAGGATGGCATGGAATGAATACAGGGTGGCATAGCCTTGATTCAGAAAAGAAACGACAAATGGCTGAAAATGCGACTCCTGAAGACCGCTTAAAATACATGAAAGCCTGGTCGGAAATGATGGTAAACATTTGGCGTGAAAAGATAGAACGATTGCACGTAATAGATACTTATACTCTGCATCGGCAAATCACTGAAAATGTAGCAGGTTCAACAGACTTCGCAACCATACAGCACAAATTCATGGAGTACGGTATATACCAAGATTGTGGTACCGGAGTCGGATATAAAAAAGGGAATAAAGGTTATCTTGAGGTCTTAGATTACAGATATCGAGAGGAAAACAGACTGGATATCCCACGCAAAAGAGGCCCAGGTTGGGGAGGTGGATATACTTCAGGTGAAACAAGGTATCCGCGAGAATGGTTCTCACGCCCATATTATGCCTCAGTTATGGTATTAAAAGAACAGATGGCTTTCATGTATTCAGAAGAATTTTGTGGCTTGATTGTTGATGCCATCCAATACAACGAAAGAGTCAGAGGCACATCCTTAAGAAACCGTCTTTGGGGGTCCCATTGGAAAAACAAGAATAAGTATTCTTATTAATGTCTTTTTGAAATCTAACTCGGTAAGTTTACTTCGTAAAAAACTCAGAATTATGGCAACAAAAACATTCGAAGAACTCAAACAATTAGCAATCCAGATCCGCGATGAGAAGACCAACAAACAGAACACGGCTACCCGTGTAGGCACGGAAATGCTGGAACACCTAAACAAGCTCGAGCAGGATTACTATGATAAAACAACTATCAACAACCGTACAAGTGAGTATAACGTTTCATTAAATCACCCTACTTCAGGTTTATCAGGTTCAAATAAATACGACCTATTGAGCGCGATTGCGCAAGTTCCGGCAGAACTTAGGACGGCCGGGCTTACTATCAGCTTCCTGAATTCAGCTGGAGACACGGAGAAATGGGAGTTCGGCGGTAGTTCCTGGACGGTTGGCAGCTTTGAACAGGTCGGGGGTAATAAAATTAAAGAGATTTCTAAACGGACTAATCAAATACAGAATAACTCTGTAAAAGAAGACAACGATTCGCAAACATACGTAAAAGACTCATCTGATAAATATTATGTGACGGATAAGAATGGAAATATTGTTGCTGAAATAAGCCAGGAAGGATTGAAGGCGGTAAGATTTCTTAATAAATCAGGAAAGGACATTGAAGAACTTATCTCTCAGAAAGCAGATAAGGATATAGAAGCTATTATTAAAAATACTGAATCTACAAATGATTCTCTATATATAACAGATGAGAATGGGTTTGTTATTGCTATAATCAATAAAGACGGAATAGAAGTTACGTCTATAAAATCAAGGTCAGGAGAAGAAACAATTCCGTCTGAATCTTCTTATAATGGATGGCTAAAAGATAAGACAATTTATACTATATGTGATAGCCTTGGAGTAGAAGGTACATGGGCTGAAGAGCTTGCTAATCTTTCAGGAGCAGTTTTTGACAAGGGAATAAACAATGACAATGATTATCCACTCTCATACGGTGGAACTAATACTTGTACTGGCTATAAAGCTAATGGTATGCAGAGAGCCAGGAATCTCGTAGAATACTGGGTTAAGACAAAAGGGAAAAAGGTTGACGTCCTTTTCATTGAAAATATCAATGATTTGCAGAAAGCATACGGATATGTAAAATCAATATCAAAAATTGAAGATGATGATTTTTTTGAAAATCAAACTATAAACTATTTTGAAACGATATTTAATTCTTCCTCGGAAGCCTATGAATATCTTAAAGAACATTTGAATGAGATTGCAAATACACCAAAGATTGGAACAGTAATCAACTCAATATATAAAGACACAAGCCGAACAAGTGTAAAAATAATCGTATCCTCAGCTGCTCAGGCAGATGGAACTTTAACTTTAAATGTTGGGGGTAGGCAGTATTCTTGCAGCATATCAGTACAAGACGACATACAAGCCATTTTACGGAAAATAGAAGAATGGGATTATGTCGGATACAATGATATACTTGACAGCAGTTCTAATGCAATATCATTTGTGGCAGATAGCGGCAACGCTTCTGTTCGAATTGAAAACAATGATACAGGGGCAGAAATAACAACCGAAAATGTCGAGTATTCGCTTTCCTATGCAACTATGGCATTTACATCAAAAAACATAGAAGATTTCTATGTAAAAGAAAAGTGGAATACAAATGTATATTTCTATTTGAACTTATACAGATGTTATAAAGGGTTGCTGTCTTACCTAACTAAAAATCTCCCAGAGACAAAAATATACTGGGTAATGCCGACAAGGTTTATCATGAACTGGAATCAACCTGATTCAAAATATGTATATCAGGACGGTAATTTTAACCATTACGCATACTACAAAAAGCCTGAAAATTATACAGGCAGCCAAGATGACGGTGGCCCAGGTGGACAATATGATGCATTATGCGACATGCAAAAAAAAATATGTAACATGTTTGGAATTGAATATATAGACATCAACAAAAAAATAGGTATAACCCTATCCAATGCAAGTAAATATTACAATCCCAATAATGTACATCCAAAAATGGACACCTATAAATTCTGGGGAAAATTTATTTTCGAAACGATTAAATGATTAAGTTATGATTATAGTATTAAAAGGAGCGAATTTCTCCGGAAATAATTTAGGGAAAATCGCATTTGAAGATTTATCAGAAAGAACAAAAGAAATCTTATCCAATTTTTCGAAGTCGATGGATATGATAAAAAAACTTGCAGTACAATCATTAGTTGACGGAATTGAAGAGAAAGGTCTGTCATCAAAAATAAAGGGGCTTTATTTACCAATTCTAGCAGGTAAAACTGATGAAGCTTTTATCAATGTCTTGGATTCCGACTTTGCAAAATTAGTGTCATCGGAACTTGCTCTTGACGAATATGGTGTACACAGTAGTGGAACCTCAACTGGATTATACGTTGATACATTGAATGGGTTAACAACCAATAATTTCCACTTTTTAATGTGGATTAACAAGCTGGATACATCTAACAATATGAAAAAAGTAGTACAGTTGATAGGAGAAAAAGAAAGTAATACAACATACACTTGTATTGATATGCATTATACACAAGCTTATGGTGGTATAGCATGCGCTACTATTTCTAACTTCAGGATTGCTTCCGTTAATGCGGAATGGGTAAATTCTGGAGGAGCAGAGTCAAATAAATTTTTGGAAAATACTTTTGGCGGATGGAATTTTAAATATGCTGAATTCTTTACAGCATGGGAGAATGGTGTAAAAACCAATTCTGAAAGTGGAAGTAATAAAGATATGAGCAATTTTTCGTCATGGATTAATGGAAATACGCCATTGCCAGATAATATTAATATCAAAGGTTTAAAAAATGATTGCTTGACTTCTACTTTGTCTATATTATCAGTTGGTCAAGGACTTACAGATTCTGAAATGTCAGAATATAGTAAGCTAATTAACGAATTTATGAAATCATGGGGAGTAGTAAAATAACTCGGTAATTCACTGTATTTATACAATAACACTCAAATATTCGAATTTTATTTATTTGAATACTAGATTATTAGCATTGTAAACACTAAATTTTTGGAGACAGAATCCAGATATAAGAAAAAATTTACAGCTGAATTCTGTTTCCATTTACACAAAATTTTGGACAGTGTCCACAAAAACCTCTACCATACAAAACAGGTAGCGGTTTTTTTTAAAGTTATGGAGTTATTCAGCTTATACAACTGCCCTTAACCAGGTGTCAGATATTTGGTAATATCCTGGATTAGCTGGATGCACTCCGTTAGTGCCTCTTGGTTCTGTAGCTGTATTTCTAGTATTCAAAGCTGAATTTGATACAGGATAGTTATTGTCGGCATCCATTTCTGAACATACATCTACAATTTTCACAACAATTTATCATACAATTTTTTTGTTTCATTTTGTAGTGTTATGATTTCTGAATCTTCAAGATGAGTACCAAGAAATATCATACCCATAGGTGTTGTTTCTTCATAACCAGTAAGAGTTCCCAATACTCCAGTCATTATAAAGGCCTTACCTCTATCATTTGTGTTACTTACTAATTTAGACTCATCTACATCTTTTTCTATGATTGGGCTTGAAGCGTCTACATTATTACAGAATAAACCTTTAGCTTTATTGTTATAAATAGAAATACCTCTTAAGCCTCTCGAATAATCTTCATCATAAGATTGCCCTAAGGCATTAATTGAGTAATTACCTGCGCTATTAGCGGCTCCTTTTACCATTATATTCTGAATATTTCCTTCTGAACCAGTTAATCCAATAGTCGTATAGACTATATAGTTTGATTCTGATAATCCTGGAAGCATATAATTTGAATAAACAATCGTTTGATATGTTTTATCAAGATTTACTAAGTCTTCCGTATTGAATGCAAAACATGAATAATCCAGTATGTTATTATTCTCAGATTCAGAAAGTAATATGGCGTTACTTTCTGAATCAATATTTTTGATAGGGACCAATCCTCTTGAACGTAATCCCCAGTATTCTGAATTTATATCAGGCGAATCGTTTGTGTTTGTCTTATAGTTGAAAACAGCTTTGCTAACGTCTTTTGACAATACGGGGAGATATACCCTTTTAAGTTTAGACCAAATTCCAGTTCCTTCTGTTGCACCGATAGCCTTAAAAAAAGAATCAATTGCAAGCGTTTGACTATCATTGAATGAATTTCCACTTGATAATATGGCAGATTTTGTGAATTCATCAATACCTAAATCATACGTAACATTTACGGATTTTGTTCCATAAATTCCATTATATTCTGCCTTTATTGTTATTGCCTGTTGTGATGATGCAGAAGGCAATATAGATAACTCTCCTTTCGCTATTTCTGCATAGCTGGTTCCTGACTCAATACTCCAGTTTACGATATTAGTCAAATCAATAGCAGTATCGTTATCATAATGTCCAGTTGCCTTATATGTACTTTTAAGTCCTGTTACACTAGATTGTCCTTCTATTGATATACTAACTAGTTTAGAAGAAGATACATCTATCTTTTCTATAAAATCACTTGATACTGCATTTTTTAAAATTATATTCATAACTCTTTTTATTTAATCAAATTTGACGACTGATACTTTCTCCCCATCTATTGTATCCTGTATTCAAAGGATGCACATTATTTTCAGGATAAAAAGTAAATATATTTGACAGATTGATATTGCTTTTACTGATAACATCTACAGTTGGTATATTATATAATGCACACACTTCTTTTTGTATATCAATAAGCTTATTAAAGGTATTACCCTCTATCTCATTAAATTTTAGAATGTCAATACTTCCATCAGGTCTTATATATTCTGCTCCACTTCTTTTAATCGAATACCTTGGAGCAAGTAACCAATATATTAAAGCATTTGGAAGTTCTTTCTTTAAAAATTCCAGCATACCCTTGTATGCAGAGACTAGTGATATTTCTGTAGACAGCTTCCAGAATGATGAATCATTCCATTTTGACAAATCATTGCCAACAAAACATTTTGCTATCAATGAAATTGATTTTATCTCGGAGTTATATTCTGCATCAGAATCTGATTGATTATTAGTTTCAATTCTGAAGGATATACCAGTATTAGAAGTATCAAATGTTACCTTTTTATCTTCATTTTTTGTATAGTAATTCCAAGTAACAGATGAAGATGACGTTTTGACATCAGTCCATCCACTAGTATATTGCCATTCCACAATTTTATCTACAATATCTTCTACAGACATTTCTTTTGTTACTTCGACATTAAATGTTATGCCTCCTACACCAATTATAAGTGAACCATTCTCTGTTGCTTTTGATAGTATTGATATCTTATACGCTGTAGAACTTCCTCCAATTCTAAACATAAGTGCAGTTCCTAATTTTTGCTCAATACCACTTACAATACTATTAAAATTATCATTCCAAAAAGACACCACAGACGCCGGATTTTCATATATATCTTCATCAATGAATCTTTTATCATGAAGCATCCACGGCACGTCATTAATATCTCCGGCCATACTTCCACTGGCCTTAGTATAGTCATTTATGTTTTCAATAAAAACAACATCTATTTGATGGTCTTCTTTCAATTTAACAAGATTCAATGAACGCTGTAATCCACAACCATCTTCAAATATTCCGGTCTGTGTTCCACCTACGCTTATTGGATAAAACTTATCAGTATTCAATGTATTATCGAACGTCATTCCTGTAAGTTCACATAATCTATTTTGCCATACTCCAGCTGTACCTAAGCTATCACATAATGTATATAAGTTTTTACCTGTAAAAAATCCTTTTGTTTCACCGTTTACAATTTCGATAGGAACCCATTGCTTATTCTTCCTTCCATAAATTCTAGAATCAGATGGGGCTTCAGATAAAAATGGACTATTTCCTTCTTTATCCAAAAAATTAATTGCACGTATTCCATCCGGAGAGATAATGCAAAATACTCTTCCTTCCCGGTCACAGATTTTAAGGCTGTCTCCTTCCTGATATATGTTACCATTTTCTTGAGTTATTATTTTTTGGAAAAATTCAGCATTTATGGTTCCAATCAGTTTTCCTTCTTTGTATACAAGGTACGCTGTTGAGCTTGATCCACTTTCATCTACTTTTAAAAGAACCCTTCCTTCCTGGTCACAGATTTTAAATGAACTTGGTGTTGAAACTGATTGTTCTGTATCTGAATCTTTCTTTACTGATTCTTTTTCCAGATTGTCAGCTTTATCTGACAACTCGATAATTTTCTTACCTCCGACCTGTTCAAAGCTGCCAATCGCCCAGGAACCGCCACCGAACTCCCATTTCTCCGTGTCTCCAGCTGAGTTCAGGAAGCTGACGGTAAGCCCGTCCGTCCTAAGTTCTGCCGGAACTTGCGTAGTTTCATGATTTCAAGGAATTACGTGCAGTATTCAAGATTCGGTAGAGAATCGGTAGAAATAGGACTACTAGCTGTCCTTTTCTACCCATTTTCTACTTTATTATGTCTTTTTACCCACCACGAAAACTTCATAATTTTGATTGACAATCAATGAAAAGTATGACGAATTTATCGAATCTGTTCGAGTGGCTGAAGATTAGTAACCGCCCGAAACACCTCAAAGCAGGTATCATTATTTTTATCATTTGGATTGGATCAGTCCTTCTTCTCACCACCATGACTATCCTACAAGCTACATTAACTGGTGCAATATGCGTATTTGTTGCTATGTGTGCAGTAGAATATATTCAAAAAAGCATTGGTGGAAAGTGGGACTGGCTGGACATTTTAGCCGGAGTACTCCTTCCTATGATTGCGGTTCTGATTATTTACCTATATGGAGTTTTTAAATGATATCGTTAATACAATCAGCAGCATACTTTCTTCAATATTCCTTCCGCTAATAGGAGTATTCATGTTTCATGACGCACGACGTAGAAAAGAGGAAGCAACTGCTCGAAAAGAAGAAGCTATTGCTCGTAAAGCCGAAACGGACAACATTACCAGTTATGCAGCAGAATGGAAAGAACTTTATGAAAAAAAAGAAGCGAAAGTACAGGAACAGGACAAAAAAATAGACCAGCTTTATGCGGAAAAGAATGAAGACCGCCTGAGAATTCGCGAGCTCATGGAGAAAAATACGACACTGGAATTGGAAAATCAAAAGCTGATTGTAAAAAGATGTGATGTAAGAGGATGCGGGAAAAGACAACCGCCAAATGATTATTAACTATAAAAAAAGTTTTTATGACAACACAACCACGTGGCCTGCGTAATAACAACCCAGGCAATATCCGCAACTCAGATGCAACCGATTGGCAGGGGGAGGTTCCTGCATCTAAAAAACGAGACAAGACCTTCGAAGAATTCGAAGACATGGCCCACGGTTATCGGGCATTAATCAAGTTGCTGCAGAACTACCGACTGAAGTACGGTTGCCAGACGATTGCCGATTTCATCAGTCGGTGGGCACCCAGAACAGAAAACAACACATCCGGTTACATTTCACGCGTATGCCAGGAGATGCAGGTCCCGACAACATACGTTCCTGATGTGGAGGATAAGACAACCATGTGTGCCTTTGCTGCCGCTATCTCACAAGTTGAAAACGGAGTACCAGCTGTAATGGAAGACGTAGAAAAAGGATGGGAGCTGCTATGAAATCATTGAATATACTTTTCTTCATAATTATCTTCAGTACGGTGCTTTTCAGTTGTGAAACCGGGAAGCACCTCGCTTCAGAGCATACACAAATCATCGTACACGACAAGCTGATACCTGTTTTCAAGCCAGCAGACTCCGCATCCATCCGAGCCTTACTGGAATGTGACTCAAATGGTCGTGTCGTACTTTCCTGGTTAGACATGGCACAGTCAGAAAACGCACGTCTACAATTTCAACTGGATTCAATGGGCAACCTGATGGCAGACTTCAAGGTGCCTTCTGATACGATATTCATTCCAGGAAAAGACAGTACAATCATTCAAAAATCAGTGCAGACGATAGAAGTGGAAAGGAGTCTTACCCCATGGCAGAAGTTCTGTATGGTATTCACCATCGTAGTACTTATTCTCTTCGTGCTGTTTGCTGTGTACAAAATTCGTGTAATTTTAAACAAGAAGTAATATGGCTATAGACCAGGTAGCAACCGTCGAAGTCCGCGTAAACGGCGAAGAAGCAAAGCAGGAACTCAAAAATCTGGAAACGATAGCTTCCGGGTTAAAAAAAGAACTTGCAGATGCTTACAAAGCCGGTGACACATCTAAAATCAAACAGGTAACTTCTGAACTTCGCAAGACAGAAGCCCAGATTAAAACGCTGAAGAAAGATACTACGGCGCTTACCGAGGTAATGAATAACCTAGACAAAGCAACCCCAAAAGAACTTCGCGCCACACTGACAGCCATCAACCGCCAGCTGAATAGCGGTTACATTAAACGAGGGTCTGCCGAATGGAAATACTACCAGCAGCAGGCCAAGCTGGTAACAGCTGAGCTTCAAAAGATAAAAACGGAAGTACAGGAGACTGAAGGCTGGTTGTCCCGTTTCAATAACGGTTTTGCGAAATGGGGCGGCTTGTTGGCGACGGGTGCAGCCACCATTACAGGTGTGTCTATGGCCCTGAATACCCTTCGCAACAACCGCGACTCAAAGGAATCCTCTCAGGCAGAACTGAAGGCATTAACCGGGTTGGACGACTCATCCATCCAGTGGCTTACAGAACAGGCCGAGAAGCTATCCACGACCATGGACGAATCCGGCTTGCGCATCCGACAGTCTTCCGACGAAATCCTTCAGGCGTACATGCTTATCGGTTCCAAGAAACCGGAGCTGCTAAAAGATAAAGAAGCCCTGAACGCCGTCACAATCGAAGCCATGCGACTGGCCGCTGCCGCTAAAATCGACCTGAAGGATGCCGTGACAGCCACCACCGTATCCCTCAATATGTACGGAGAATCAGCCGACCAGGCCGCTCGCTATGTGAATGTACTGGCCGCCGGTTCCAAAGAAGGTGCAGCCGATGTTTCCGCTCAGGCTGCATCCATCAAGAATGCGGGTGTAGCCGCCTCCGGTGCCGGAGTGAGCATCGAGCAGCTGCAGGGTACCATCCAAATGCTGGCAGAAAAAGGACTGGAGGCAGAGCCGGCCGGTACCGCACTACGCAAGTTCTTCCTGGTACTGCAGACGGGGCCGGACGAAACCAATCCGAAAGTGGTTGGCTTGCAGACTGCGCTCGAGAACCTGAACAAAAAGTCACTGACAGCTGCACAGATCCAAACCATGTTTGGTGAGGAAGCCTACTCGGCTGCCACCATCCTGATAGACAATGCCGATAAGGTACGACAATACACAGAAGCTGTCACGGATACCAACATCGCCATGGAACAAGCAGCCATCAACTCCGACACCAACGAGGCGAAGATGGCACAGTACCGCAACAGCATCAAGGAGGCCGGCATCGAACTGATGGAGCGGCTCAATCCGTCGTTGTCACTGTTTACCGGCTGGACTACGAAAATCATCGTGTCCCTCCCTACCCTGATTGACTGGTTTATCAAATACAAAGATCTCATTATACTAACAGTTGGAAGTTTAGGCACATATATGGCAGCTCTAAAACTGGCTACATTATGGGAAGAGAAGTTTAAAGATGCAAAAGCTGCAAGTATTATAGTAGATAAGGCCAAAGTAACATGGAGCAAAGCAGTGACAGCAGCTTCATATCTGCAGGCTTCTGCAATGTTCTTGCTAACCACGAGAATGTCCAATCTTACAACTTCTATAAGACTTTCTGTAGCAGCATTGAAGATGTTCTTCACTACCCTAAAACTTAATCCTTTCGCAGCCATATCGACAGCAGTAACAGCGTTGGGATTTGGTATATATAAGTTAATAACTTATACAAGTGACGCAGACAAGGCCTTCAAAAATTTTTCTACAAACAACACACAACAACAAACGGAGCTTTACAAACTTTACGATGCAATCAGAAATACCAATGAAGGTAGCAGACGCAGAATCGAGCTTATAAAAGAATTCAATGACAAATATGGTGGTTATTTGGATAATCTTCTTTCAGAAAAAGACTCTGTTCGTGATATAGCAAAAGCCTATAAAGACGTTTCTGTAGCCATACAGAATAAATTAGCCTTAGAAGAAATAGAAAAGAGAAAATCAGACATAACAAATAAGTCCCTTGAAGATAGAGCCGATTCCATGGCTGAGTTTCAAGGCATTTTATCACGTAGACTAACTTCATCTACAACTGATAATATCAGAAATGTAGTTATAGGCTATGTAGATGATATGGTAAAAAAAGGATATACGGAAAAACAGATTGCAGATGCCGTGTCCAAATCATTATATAAGAAGTATGGCAATTCATTAAAACTCTATGACTTGTCAGACGCTAAAGATGCTATAAAAGATTATGTATCTATAGTAAAAAATGATTATGATCGTATCGCAGAAATAGAGAATAAATTTAGTGCTTTAATCGTCAAGACCAAAGAAAATCAGAAAGCTGTCAATCAATTAGACGAAATAATCGTAACTCCAGATAAAAATGGTAATACTAATACAGATATAACAACAACTCGGACAGATAACAAACCATCTACGACAGAGATTGCGTCCACCGCAGAAAACAAGCGTTATTACGATGAACTGGCCGATTTGAAACGCACCTATCTGGGCAGCGATGAAATGACACAACAAGAATACACCCGCTTCATGGAAGACCTGGAGATGCGTCACCTCGAGAATATGATGGCCATCGCCGGACTGGAACCGGAGAAACGCCAGCAGATTGAACAGAAAATTCTCGAAGCACGAATCAAGTACAAAGAAGAATGCAACAAGCTGGATGAAGAAGATGCCAACAAAGCATCTGAAGAAGCCTTTACCCGCCTAGAGAAACAGTACCAGCTGGAGATTGAAAGTGTGACACAGAAGCATTATGCCGGACTTTCATCAGAACAGGAGTACCGTCAGCAGCTACTCGATATTCAGAATGAATATTACGACCAAGTACTTTCTTCTTCTGAAATTTCCGAAGAAAAGAAAGCTGAGATTATAGACAAAAAACAAAAGGAAGGCCTTGAAAAATCCCGTAAAAATTATGAAGAAAATCAGCGCAAGATAAAAGAGCAGCTTTCATTCGCACAAAATATAGGGCAACAGTTTGGCGAAGCATTCGCAGAAATGCTTACAGACTCCGAAACATCTCTGGGCGACTTCATGAAATCAACATTGAACATTATTTTGGATAGCCTACAAAAAATGATGATTGCGTATATAGCAGAAACACAAATGAAAAATATCGCCACTTTAGGTTTCATAGGTATTGCTAAAGCTGCCGCTGAAATAGCGCTAATCACGGCTGCTTTTCAAAGTGCAAAAGCGATTATAAGCGGTTTTGAAGAAGGAGGATATACAGGAACAGGACGACACGACGAGCCAAAAGGTATAGTACATGCTGGTGAGTTTGTAGCCAACCGTTACGCCGTCCAGAATACAGCCATCCGTCCAGTTCTTGACCTAATAGACCAGGCGCAGAGAAATAATACAATCGGCAGCCTTACAGCAAAAGATGTGTCAGCAGTTCTATCTACCAGTGACAGAACAACGACTAACAACTATTATCAACAAGCAAATGAAAATGATAATGAGACAAAAGCAATCATGCTTCAAAACATAAGATGCTTAGACAAATTAATCAAGAGATTAAATGAACCCATATTTACTTACACAAAGGCAACAGGACGGATGGGTATAAACGAGGCCCAAAGTTTAGCTGAAAGAATGAAGAACAACGTAACCCGGAATACCAAATCATGACACAGTTATATATCGATTCAAAAGAAGTCAAGCTACCAAGCGAATTTGAGCTTGAACTAATTACAGAAAATCCGTATTTCACAAGAGTAGGTTCCTACACTTATGAGATAGAAATTGACTTGCATGATCCTACCAACCGGAATATTTACAAAAACATCAACAGAGCTGATGTGACACAACGTATAAAGAATCGGAAAGCCGTGATAATCACAAATGGTTTATGCGCCATCAACGGAATTGAAGTCATTCTTTCAATCGATTCCTTCACCGCCAAAATACAAATCATTGCTGGTAACTCACAGCTAAACTATGAGGGTGGCGAAAACAGCATAAGAAGCATAAACTTTGACAAGTTTACACTGGATCAGAATACAGCCATCAATACTTTATTCGGCACATACCCACAATTTAATGCGACCTTCACCCCTATCATTAGTTATGTAGATAAAGATGGGAATGCTAGTACACTGAACCTGGTAAGAGTCGGAGAAAACATAACATTTGAAAGAGCGAACAACATCGCTCCACAATATTATCTGCTATATTACATCGATAATCTACTGAAAAAATTGGGTTTCACAAAAGGTATAAATGAACTTGAAACCGATCCTACATGGCAACGCATTTTCGTAGCTAATCCTTATAAAGACTCTGCACCAGAAGAATTGCTTCCCGATTGGACCATCAATGAATTCATAGAACAAATAGAAAAGTTTTTCAAATGTGTCGTTTCGATAAATTCGATAACAGGGATTTACGACATCATTAACATGGATAAGTATTACGAAAACGCAGAGATAATATACTTAGACGAAGTGATAGACAATGACCTGGAAAAAGTATATGACACGGATACAAGCTATTCGTATGCCTACGAGAACGTATCTTATAATCTTCCGAGCGAAGATTACTACAATTATCTTAAACTAAAGGATGGCATTAGAGATATTTGTATCATTGAGACTAAAGAATCATATCAGGAATTTGAGTCCAACTACGATCAGTATTATTCAGGACCTTATATATTGAACTCAACAGACTATAATCTGGATTTTGTAGTAAGTGAATTTACTTCAAACGATGAAACCGTAAAAGGTTTGAAGATGATTGACAGGCTAAGAGATGCGGGCGATACAACAAGCCAAAATAAGACATCATTTGATATCATACCGGCAGAGGTGGATACAATAGAAGTGTACAGTGAGCCTAGTGCGAGATATTTATTGGGTACAGCAATAAAAAAAGTAAGGTCGGAAGCAGAAAGTCAGGCTATCAATGATCTGATTAACGGTAGCGGAGATATAGAAGGTGATATACCTGACAAACTTTATGTAGGAATATATTATGGTATATGTACAGCATGGAATAAAGGGACAAGCTCCCATCCGGAGCAATACTGGGATAAGATGCCGATGTCATCTTTCGACAAATACTTCATGACGAAACCTATCGGTTTCACAAACTCACAGTCTCTCATTATACTTCCCGACTATAGTCTTGTCCTTTATGGTGATAATGGCTTATACAATGCTGTGTACAAAAACAAAAAGGTAATCGACACAACCGTTGAATACCGCTTCCGATTTATTGCGAATCAAATCTATGACCTTAATAGGATATTTTTGATTGGGAACAAAAAATATTACTGCAAAGAAATACATTACAACATTTCATCAAAAGGCATTGATAAAATAGCGGAAGGAATATTTTATCTAACCGACTGACAGACAAAAACGGCCTTAAAAATTCCCTTCAAAATGCTTTGTTTCCTCATGTACCGTCATGTTGGAGCCCTTCAGGTATTTATTCGTGGTTGATACATCCGAGTGCCTGGCCTGATCACGAGCGACAACAATTCCTTCAGCATTGGCCAAGTCACGGATACCGGTATCCTTCAGCGAATAGAACTGATAACTGTCCGGAAACTTCAATTTCGCACGAACCTTGTTAAAATAATTTCGATAAACACGTGTGGTTACCTTTTCACGCGATGGACGGAAGCCTTTACCGAACAAGTAATAATCGTTGGGAGAATTAAAGATACCAAGGTCAAGCATAGACTTGATAAGAGAATCATTCAGGCCGACCATTCCGTCCTTCCGGTTCTTGCTGATACTGGACCCAACAAACACCTGCTGTTCCTTCAGGTTAATATCACACAGCCTGATATTGGATATTTCTTCCGGACGAATGAAGGTGTAGTATGCAAACTGGCACAACAACAAAAAATAAGGATTCTCTTTCTTTAGGTAGTTCTTCAATTTGTGAATGTCAGGTACCGACAAAGCTGTGCGTTTCTTCTCATCCTCCACAAGCTGGCGGATTTTCTCGACGGGGTTACTCACCAGGTACTGCTTTTCAACCATCCAGCCGCACATGGAAGATAACCAGGTGCGGTAATTGTTCCGGGTTCTGGCCGACGAGTCTCGGTCGAGCAAGATGTAATCCAGAAAGTCAGAGATAAACGACTGGTCAATCTGGTATGCATAAACAATCGCCGGGATATGCTTCGAGGTATAGTCTTCAAATACCCGCAGCCGTTTTTCATAATCCTTCAGAGTATTCTCCTTAATGGTTCTTGCGGAATACAACTTGCCTAGATATAGATGATACCTCTGCATAATATCTATGTACGGTGTGTACTGGCGTGAGTTCTCCACGTTCGCCCAGGGATTCCATCCGGAACGGAGCTTTACATTAAGATTGGTGATGATTTCATTGGCACGACGGCGCCGGTCGGTTAGCTTGGGGATTCCATCCAGCATGTACTTCTTCCGCTTCATTTTTTGCTCCAGCGGGTCGTATGCTGTGAAGTCGATGTACCAGGTTTTCCCGGTATGTAACTTGGGTTCTGTGTACGAAATTACACTACTAATTGAGGCGTTATTTCTTCGTGAAAAACACATTTTTTTCTACGTTTTTCGAATCCGAAAGCGTAGTATGGTTTAACATCGTGAAAATCATTTGTCCGAGATTTGTCCGACCTATAAACGGACAAAAGCTGCAACTTATTCAGTTACAGCTTTTTATCTCGGCACGGGAAGAGAGGCTCGAACTCCCGACACTCGGTTTTGGAGACCGATGCTCTACCAACTGAGCTATTCCCGTGTTTGCGGTTGCAAAAGTAGTACAAATTTTGGAAACCGCAAGAGATTCTGCCAAATATTTTACCGTCTTTTTC